CTCTCACTTTCAAGCCTCCGTGTTCATCAGGAACACTCAAAAATGGAATATTTGATCTAATATTACGAATTTCCATCTTAAAAAAGATATTAACAAACTTTGCAAATCCTTCCTCATTTATAATATCACTTATTTCTGACCCTATAGCTGATACATGATCATCACCATATACAGGAAATTGCATTCTACCTGATTGATAAACTTCTTCAATTAGGGCCGATTTATGCGGCGTCATAATTTCAACATATATTGTATAACTAAACCATAACAACGCAACGATCCAAGAATTACCATGAGAAGTCTCATATGCACCTGACGGCATGGTACCAAAAATGATTTTCCATATACGAGCAAATATATGAACAGCTTTAACTGACAAATTTTCAGTTGCTACCTGCAACAAATACATAAATATTGCATAATGAGGTGACTGTTTACTAACATAAACTGCTGCTTGTGACGAATACAATTCTAACAATACTCTATTAATAGTAGTATCTAATGCCTTAAAATCTCCATCAAAAAATCTCATAGTAGGGTCATCATACTTCATCTGTTCAGCAAATTTTTGAGCTCCTCCAAAGAAAAATTTCATACCAATTTTAATACACTTGCCTCTTTCAATCAATTGTCTATCTTTTTGAACGGATTGTGCAATATAATACATCATTTGTTGTAATATAAAAAAATCACGACATTTTTCATACATTTTTTGACGCTCAAGAGGATCCAAAGAATAACAATTAAAAATCTCAAATTTTTGACAAATACATGACGCTTTTTCAGTAAATTTTGTCTTACCAGTATCACGAATTTCTTCAATATGCTTCCAAAACGCAATCTTCATAGTTTTCTCTTGATCACCCTTTGTACCATTAACAGTCATCTTAACTTTTATACCATCTTGATCAGTGTATGGTTTTTCTCCACCAGCACGAATACCTGCACTTGATTGAGTAGGAGTAGTAAACATATAAACATCTCGTTCTGTAATCGTCCACATAATTTTACCAAAATGTTTCTTCACTCCCATAAAATCATATAATCTAAGCAATCCACGACTTATACATTTACTTAACACAGGTGACATATTCGGAACATACCTCGTGTCAGTATTATATTTTTCAACCAATTTCACTAACTTCACAGGATATAAATTTTCACACGAACTAGTCGTATATTTACCTAACTTATCACCAGTGAACATTCTATTGTACATTGACAACGATCTACAACACAATGCAGTTAAAGGAACAGGATTATAATCTGTCCATGAGATCCCAGGCACACTATGATCATAAGAAATTTTCCAAACAAATTTTTCAAACCATGTGATCGGATAATATGCACACATAACTCGATTTAAATAATTATAATCTTCTTGCCGGAAAAAATAAGGTATCTCATGAACCATATCTGGAAGCTCATGCTCTTTCGGATACCGACTAAACGGAAACATTTCCGG